CACAGGCGGCTCTGAGAGTCACAGTTGTGGGTGAGGGTCGTCCCGTGATAGACGGAGAGACCCAACCCAAGAAATTGTGTGACTTAGACAAGAAGTCTGTGGTACGGTTCATTGAACAAGGAAGCGCGCAGGTGTTTGGTTCCCTGGAGGTATTCAGAACGCGAGGACGCTCAGACGTGAGACCTACTTACATCAGAGACGCTGTTGTGGAGGAAGGCTATTCGGAGAAATTTGATAAGCCTGTCATGTCTGGTTACGAACCGTGGCGAAATGCTATACTTGAAATGGTGAATCCTGTAACAACTATGGATCAGGATATTCTGGCAGAATGTGTCGAGGCCTTTAAGAAGGACATCGAGCGTGACCTCCCGAGCGAGGCTTGGAAAGAGATTCATGTGTATGATGATTATACCGCCATGAACGGTGCTGTTGGTGTTGCCTATGTCGATAAGATGAATAGGAACAGCAGCGCCGGTAATCCCTACAAGAAGTCGAAGAAATTCTTCATTGAACCGACTGAGGGGCTTGATGGTAACCTTGATGCAGTGAAACCCAATGCTGAGATGCAAGCTAGAATTGACCACATTATGGAGGAGTATGCCGCGGGGCGGCGGTACAATCCCGTATTTTGTGGAAATTTGAAGGACGAAGCGCGTTCCTTGAAGAAAATAGCTAGCAAGCAGACAAGGGTTTTCACGGGTGGTCCAATGGATTGGACATTTGTGGTCAGAAAGTACCTTTTGAGTGCAGTACGTGTGATGCAGAAGAACAAATTCGTGTTTGAGTGTGCACCCGGGACTAACGCCACTTCTACGCAGTGGGGTGAAATCCGAGAGTACCTCGTGCAGCACGGCGTGGACAGACTAGTGGCTGGTGATTACCGGCAGTTTGACAAACGCATGTGTTCCGATTTGATTCTTGCAGCCTTTGATATTCTGAGGTGGATGTGCGAGAAAGCGGGATATACTCCCGAAGATTTGCTGGCGATTGACTGTATTGCAGCAGACACCGCATACCCCTTGGTTGACTTTCATGGTGATTTGGTGATGTTCTTTGGATCTAATCCATCTGGCCACCCTTTGACTGTCATTATCAATGGCTTGGCGAACTCTTTGTATGTTAGGTACACGTATCGAGTGCTGAACCCTGCATGCGAGGTCGCATCGTTTAAGAGTAATGTAGCTCTCATGACGTATGGCGATGATAACGTGTTCGGTGTCAGCAAACGTGTGCCGTGGTTTCATCACACTAGCGTGCAGAAGGCATTAGCAGACATCAGTGTGGGTTATACCATGGCAGACAAAGAGGCAGAGAGTGTGCCGTATGTCCATATCGACGAAGTCACTTTTTTGAAACGCAGCTGGCGTTGGGATAGTGACCTAGGAGCATGGGCCGCACCTTTGGACGAGGAGTCGATCGGGAAGATGTTGACCCGCGTGGTCAAGTCCGATACTCTTTGCCCTGAGGCACAGGCAGTTGCAGTGATGCAATCGGCGCATTCTGAGTACTTCTTCTATGGTAAGCAGATCTTCGAGCAAAAGAGTGAGATGTTTCACCGTATTGTGAGGAAGTGTGAGTTAGAGCCTTATGTGATGGAGAGTACGTTCCCTTCGTGGAACGAGCTATTCGACCGATTTTGGCGGTCATCACAGTAGGTGTCTAGTATGTCCGACCATGACAGTAAACTGGCAAGTAGTTGGG